AAGGATTTTGTGTTCAACCTCTGCGCGAGCGCGCGCGAGCTTGGCGCCCACATTCACATCGTCCACCACGTTCGTAAGTTGATGGACGAGAAAACAATACCCGGGAAGTTCGACATCAAGGGGTCGGGCTCGATCACTGACCGAGTCGACAACGCCATCATCGTCTACCGCAACAAAAAGAAAGAGGCTGAGCTGCAGCGCGGTGACAAGGAGATGACCATGGAGAAACGCGCCGAATGGGAGCGCGCGTACGACGCCAGCGTGATCATTGTTAAGCAGCGAGACGGCGGCGAGGAGGCGACGGTGAAGCTGTGGTTCGACAGGGACTCGAACAGCTACCACGATCGACGGCTCGACGGGCGACCTCCGATGTTCGAGGTTCCGCGGGTTAAGACGAAGGGGTTGCTTGCGATCGAGACCAAGGCGCTCAACGAACAGGCAGAGGAGTTCGTCTGGTGAAGTTCACGCAAGCCGACAAAGATTACTTCACAGCTGTTCGTAAGGAAGACCCCGCCATCGAACAGATGTTCGTCGACATCCGCGCGATGATGGAGGCGTTCCCCGGATCAAAAATCAAGCACCTAAAAGTCCGCGACTCGGAGTGGGGAGAGCCGCAACCTGAGGGCGAGCCATACATCCCTATTCCTCGTCCCGAAACAATACCGAAAGGAACGAAAGAACAGCAAAAGCCAATGACCGCGGCGCAGAAGCGTCGCGCGATGACCAAGTACAAACAGTGAGGCAACAGTGGACCAACAGAAGATTGCATTTCAGGGGGAGCTCATGCTCCTCAACTGGGCGGAGTCATCGACCCGCGGCAGGACGGTGACGTTCTTGCTCGGCGAGGACACTGAGACTCACCCGTTCAAGGATTTCACCATTCGACAGGGCAAGCGCGCAGGTCAGCGCTTCATGTGCGTGATGGTGCAGATCGACGAGAACGAACAGCCTGTTGAACAGCGGCGAACAGGCGCGCAGCGCGCAGCCATGCTTTGCAAGGACCCGGAGTTCTGGAACTGGGCAAGCTCGCGAACCTTCGACCCGGTGAACAGCGAGGAAAGCGCCCGACAGTTTCTGCTCGATCACCTAGAGATCGACTCGCGCGGCGAGATCGACCGTGACGCCAACGTGGCGGAGCGATTCGAACGGATCATCGAGATCCCATTCAAGGCGCATCAGAAGTTCTTCACGCCTGCGCTATGAATACGCAAACAGAGCCGACCAAGATCGCGGTGCTTCGAGAAGCCGTCGATCGCGCCGACACACTTGCAATCGCGCAGGCGAAGCTGATCGACACGCAGGGCGCTTACCTGAGCCAGCAGGACTCGTACATCAAGTCGCTGGAGCGGCGGGTGCGCGAGCTAGAGAGTCAGATCAACGAGCTGAGGTGTGCTGTTTGAACTACCGCAGTCGCAAGCTGCTCGATCATATCCACCACGCGCCGGAGTGCTTCGTGTGTGGCGCGTGGAACAGCGGCGGCAACATCGTGCCGGCGCATAGCAACCAGCTGCGCGACGACAAGGGCAAGGGCATCAAGGCGCACGACTATCGTGTCGCCGCGATGTGCAACAGATGTCACGTCGAGCTTGACCAAGGTCGCCACTGGACCCGCGAGGAGAAGATCGCGATCTGGGAAGGGGCGCATCGAAAAACAATCGGCTGGCTGTTCGACAGCGGCAGAGTGGAGGTGAAGTGATGGGAAAACTACAACGACAACGAGGCGCCGCGACGGAGCGTGAGATCGCCACCCACCTGAGCGCACAGCTCGGTATCGAGGTGAAGCGCAAGCTCGGTCAGGCGAGAGACTCTGGCGAGGACATCAACGTGCCGCCGTTCAGGATCGAAGTGAAACGCCGCCGCAGTCTGGCGGTGATGGACTTCATGCGTCAGTGCGAAACAGGTTCAACAGCTGGTGAGGTGTCTGTTGTGATCATGCGCGTCGATGGTGACCTGCGTCCCGTCGTGATGCTCAGACTAGACGACTTCATCCCGCTCATGCGAACACGATTAGGGGGTGGCAGTGGCAACGCATGAACGCATCGGTCAGGCGCTTAACTCGAAGAACCTGAGACAGGACGAGCACCACAGTGACGCCGATGTCATTGCGGCACTCGCTTTCGCGCCACAGCTGGGCGCCTCACTGCAGTCGTTAATCTCTGCCGGTCATCTCGTCGAGCTCGACCGCACACTGCGTCTGCTCACGGACACGCTGCTTCGAGCCGGTCGCCGAAAGCGAATCGGGTTCGGCAAGTTGCGCGCAGAAACGATTGCTCGACAGGCGCTACTCGAATGGACGATCCATGTCTGTCGGTCGTGCAACGGGACGGGCTATCGGCTGGTCTCATACACGTTCGATGCCCAGCAGCCCAAGCAGAACGACAGCTGTCCGCACTGCGAGGGAACAGGGGTGTTCATGCCTACGTGGGAGTGGCGTGTAGACACAATGTCGATACACGACCAAGACCCGACCCGCGAATGGTGGGAGAAGCGCATCGACCTCGGCAAGGAGATCATCGAGGATGCGTTCCGGTCAGCTCGCCGAAAAGTCACCGCCCAGTTGACTGACCCATAAACGGAAAAAGCCCCGGCACAACAGCCGTATCACAGCTGTTGCACCGGGGCAAGGGTCCTGCTATTCTATCCGCGAGGGTGTATCCAACTATAACCATACGCCACCCTCACGATGGCGCATCTCTACCTCTCCTCGACCACCGTTAGGTATTACCTCGACCGCTACGTCCGACAGTATGTCGAACTCTTGTTCGAGGATGTAGTGAGTGCCGCGCAGTGCCTCCCGCATCTTGAGCAGATGCTTCAGGCACCGGTCGCGCTTTCCCTGCTCCCAGTTCGCACTGGGCAGGTCGCTCAGGTTAGCCAGTATGTCGGCAAGCTTGATCAGCCGCGCCTCCCGGGTCATCCCGGGGACCGCCTCGATCTGCAACCGTTTTCTATTCGGGGTGCCGGCGGGAAAGGTTACCTCGCCGACAAGGTTCGCCACCGCGGTGCCGAATCGTTCGACCAGCTCACCGTGGGTGACGCCGCAGTCCTCGATGGTGTCATGTAACAGGGCGGCTGAGATTGCCGCGTCACTGCCGCCGCCAAAGGCGACTAGCAGGGCGACTTGCTGTACGTGCCGGAAGTAAGGGGTGACACCGTCGCCTCGCAGCTGACCGGCATGGGCAGACTCGGCGAATCGATAAGCATCGGGGTTCATAAGACCTCCAGTAGCTGAGGGAGCTCAGGGGTAGGCAGAGAAGGGAACAGCTGTCTGAACCGATCAGGCGACAGCACGGTGACTCGGACTACTTCGTCGCCGCCCAGTCGCATCGATCGGCACTGATCGGGGTAGCAGATATCTGCCATGCGCCACGCATCGCGCGCGCTGTCGAACACGTAGGGTGCGGTGGGTTTCTTTGCCAGCGGCACCCAGCCTTCTGACTCAGTCTTGATGTGAACGATAAAGATCGAATTGCTCATACGAATTTCCTCCCGGGGGCTGAACGCCCCCGCTTGTTGTTGAACAGCTGTTAAGCCACACGACGTTGGTCGCGAGAATCCAGCTGCTTGATCACGCCCTTGAGCGCGGTCTTGTGCAGGTCGTACAGACGAACCGGCGCACCGATCGGATACGCATCGGCGAACTCCTGCGGATTGCAGTAGATGCCGAAGCCGATCACGTCACAGCCGAACAGCTGGTACGAAGCATCGGACAGCGTCTTCATGCTGTAGTTTGTGCGGTAGCGGCGACTTGCTTCGTCGTACCAACTGTTAGACGCTTCGCCGAAGCCGTCAGTGATCACGATCACGACCTTGCGCTGGTGCGGCAGCTGCGACAGCTGTTCGCACACACCTTTCACAGCGGTGTAGTCCGGCGTACCGCCGCCTGCGCACTGCTTCAGGAACGCGAAGTGATGCGCGACCTTGGACAGCTTATCTTTGAAGGTCTTCGCCACAACCAGCGTTGCCGACGACTGCGCCGTGCCCAAGTGGTAGTCGCCGTCGAGACCGTACGTACCGCTACTTGAGCCGCCGTACCCGCCGTTCGTGCGGAAGCCGAGCACCTCAACATCGGCGCGCGCAGACTCGCAAGCCTCAGCGACCGTGTACGCGAGGTCGACCGCCTGCTTGATCGAATCGCCGGACATCGAGCCGGACATGTCGATCACGATCGAGACCGCGGTGTCGATGCCCTCGCTCAGCCAGCGGCGCTTGAACACCTGTTCGCTGCCCGCGAACATGCGCGGTGCGCGCTTGCCGTCGAAGCGACCGCCCATGGCGCCAGCGTCCCAGCCACAAATCTCCGGAGCTTTGAGAATCCGGTAGAGCTGAGCCTTGAGCGCCGGCAACGCCGCCTTGTGCAGCTTCTTTGCCGCGCGACGAACCGCCGCCTCGTCCTTGCCAGCCATGTTGCGCCAGCGCGCCATGTGCGACCGGGCAGGAGGCACACTCGCCGGCAAGTCGACAGCGCTCTTCGTGCGCTCACGCGCAGACTTGAACACGTCGTCGATGTTGGGCTCAGGCGCGAGCTCTTTCTCCGCGTCGTACTGGTCCTGCTCGACAGGCTTGTACGGCGCCTCGTCGGCACCGCTGCCGCTACCTTCGCCGGACTCTTCCGGCTCGTCGTCAGCGCCAGCGAACAGACTGTCGTCACCCTGTTCAGTGGGCGACTCAGTCGTTTCGGCGAGCTGCTCTTCGAGCTCTTGCTTGGCAAGCTTGTCAGCCTCGGACTCAGCGTCGCCGCTGTCGAAGCCGCCCGACTCGTCGTCGTCCGACTCTTCGTCGTCGTACGGATCGGACCGATCGCCAAAGCTGAACTCTTCGCTGTCGTCGTCGCCGGCGTCCTCGCCGTCGTCTTCCGACTCACCCTCGTCGGACAGCTGTTGCTGTTCAGACTGAGGCTGTTCTGGCTCCGGCTTTTTGATCGCGTCAGGGAAAGCGGCAAGCCACGAATCTAAGAACTCGCGGGCAAGCTGCAGAGCGCCCGCCGTACCGCTGCGATCGAGCGGCAAGCCGATCACGCCTTCAGCAGCTCGCGCATACCACGCCTGATGCGGCGCGGGGATGCGGGCGAGCAAGCCCTTGGCGAAGCCGTTGCCGTCGCCGTACGCAGCGCGACAGACCAGTGCGAGCGCGAACGCCGCACTGTTGATCGATGTCGGGTTGAATGACTCGCTGAGATGCGTCGTCGTGTATTTCGACATCAGCTTCTTGAACATCGAGCGAGCGCCGCGCGCCTTGCCAGACACGATCACGGCATGCTCGATGCGGGCGTCCTCGATGCCGTTCCACAAGTGGAACAGGATGCGGTCGCTGCCACGCGCGACGTGGTTGTCGGTGAACGCGACGTGACCTAGCTCATGCAGCGTGTACGCTGCGATCAAGTCAGCCTCGCGGCGCGACAGCATGGCGTTGTCAGGCAGCGCCGGGTAGTTGATGCGATAGCTCTCGATCGCACCGGGCGCGCCGTAGGTCCAGCTGGCGAAAGCAGTCTGACCTTTGAAGGTCGCGCTGCCGGCATGATCGGCGAAATAGAACCCAAGGTTCCGTAGCTGCTTGCTCGCGTGAGCGCGAGCCGCAGCCTTAACCCGGGCACCGTTGATGCGATTAGACATTACGCAGCCTCCGCGGTGGGTTGTTCGACAGACTGTTGCAGTGGGTCAGGAGTTGACCGACCGTCGAGCGCCTCAGAGATGGCGTAGTCGGACACGTTCGCCCGCCATAGTTGCTGCAGGACTTCCTGCGACTCCGGCGACGCACGGTTGACCATGCACTCCTCGAACGCCTTGCGCGGTGCCTGACCATCGGTCAGCGCCTCCGCGAGATAGAACGCTTCGCGCAGTGTCGGCACGTGATCGAGCTGCGCCTGATCGCCAGCCTGTCGGCAGACGGTCAGGAAGTTGACGATCACCTCGCCCAGCTGCTGAGTGCAGCCGGCGCGACCAGCGATCACCTTCGCCTCGACCGACTGATCGAGGTAGCTGAACACCAGTGTTTTCGCGAACCGGTTGACGAACGCGACGTTCATCTCACGAACGCCGACGTACATGCCGCTGAAGTCGCCGCGACCGTTCGAGTTGTCAGCCGCGAAGAACACGACGCCCGGAGCCTTGCGCACGACCTCACCCGTCTCAGGGATGGTCACGCAGCCTTCCGGTTCGAGCACGGCGTGAAGCGCAGACAGGTACTCAGGACGTGCGAACGACACCTCGTCGAGCAGCACGACAGCGCCCGGGCGAGTCATGCCGCGAAGCACGACGCCCTGCTGATACACGGTCGAGCCGTTCTTGACGCGCTCGCCGCCGATGAACTCGTAACGCTCAGCGCCAGAGTCAAACGACACGCGAACGAACGCGCGACCCAAGCCGGCGCAGACGTTCTTGACGAACTCGGTCTTGCCCGTACCGGCAGGACCAGCCAACCACACGTTGCGTCCGCGCTTGATCGCGGAAACAGCGGACGACAGCTGTTCAGGCTCGAACTTGTAGAGCGGGTCGAGCGCCGGCGCCGCCGGGTCATTCCAGACTTCGACAGTGAGCGAAGCATGCTTGCCACGGATGCCGAAAATCTCGCCCAGCGACTTGGTCGCCACCGGTGCGATATGGGGCAGCTGTTCAACAGCGGTAGCGACAGGCTCACTTGCGGCAGACGCAGACCCTGACCACGCGCCGGTGATGAGCCCAAGCGACTGCACCGCAGCGCCGACCGCTGCCTCAGGCAGCGAATCGAGCGCGAGCACAAGGTCGCCCTTGGAGTGACGCGCAAGGTCGCGACCGCGACCAGTGACACGGCGCAGCACCTCGTTGAGCTGCGACTTCGAAAGATGATTCAGGTCCATACGGGATCTCCTAGAGTTTGGAAACGAGCGAAAGAGCGAGGTACGAACCGATCAGCGCGGCAAGAGTCGCGGCGATCAGCGCAGCCTCGCAAAAAGTACGAAACAAATGCAGACGGTATTGTTTGCGCTCATGCAAACGGCGAAGTGCGCTGTTCATGCGCGCGCCCACTTCGCGACTGAAGCCGACACAGGCTCGCGCTCGACGATGATGGTGAAGCCCAGCTTTTCGGCGGCTTCGAGCACAGGGTGCGAAAGCGTCCTAGTGCCGGCAATCGCCGCGAACAGCTGTGCTGTGTCGTTGACGGGGTAGATGGCAGGGTTGCCGTATACACGGCGGTGCTGAACAACCAGCTGAGTACTCATGGTGACCTCCGGGTCAGAAGTTGTAGTCGTAAAACTTGAAGGGCGTAGCCGAAATGGCGTAACGCGAGCCGCCGGCGTCTCGCCAGCCTTGTTTGCCAAGCCGAATGCGAACCAGCGCTTGCGCCGGGTCAGACTCGTACAGCCAGCGCTGTGAGTTCTGATTCACCACGGTGCCGCAGAAGCCGCCGGGGACGAATTCAGGCTTCCACTCAGGATCGCGCTCAGCGCGCATGGGGCGAACATCGAACGTCTTGTCGCTGACGCGACGGACGATTTCGAAGGGCTCGACGTCGGA